GTGACAATTACAAGTGTGACTGCTGAAAAGGTTTATAGGCTCAAAGATAACGGAAAAATAGATGCTACAATGCTTGAATGAGCTTTACCTGCTCTTGATGGTAGTGCTTTGACTGGTATAGGTGATAAATATGCTATATCAAACAGCATACTAAGTACAGCTTGGACAAATGGTACTATAGTGTTAGGTAATTTAACTGGAGTAACATTTTCGGGCGTAATCGCATCTACAGGAAATAGAAGAATAGGGGATACTATTATAACGCCCACAGGTAATGGTAATGGCACATTTGTTTCTCCAATTACATGAGTATCTACATGAGATACTTTTACTTACGGTTTGTGAAAATCTATAGCAATAAAACATAAATATAAACAAGCTGATTCTTTCAGAACAAATGGCTTTTGATTTGCCATTACTGCTGCTTCTCTTTACGCTGGCGAAACAGACATAACAGCAGGTACAGTACGTTTTTTGATAAAAGCATGAGTAGTATGGGCTTGTAATTCTAATGGCTCGTCTTATACAGCTACAGATGTAGATGCAGGAATCACCGATGTAAACAATAATACATACGGAATACTCTATACACCGACAGCTATTTATTTCTACATAAATAATGTTTTAGTTGCAACTCACACTACAAATATACCAGTTACATGAACACCTAATTGGTGATTTGGTATATCTGGTAATGGTTCTTCTCCATTCAATTTCTGAGACCTTGTATTTTCTATCGAAAACTAATTTATGATCACTTGGGCTAAAACAGGTTCTCCCACCTGAACATACACTTTACTTTGGGAAGCTGAATAATAAAAATCTATGCCAACACAACAAGAAATAAACCTCGCAGCATATAAATCTGGTAAAAAACCTGAGGAGATACAGGCACTATTGCAAGCTAAAGGTATCCCCCCAGCTCCTACTATTACACCAGTACAGACCATAAAACCGAGTGAAGTCACAGCTCCTGCATGAGCTACTTATTGAGAAGCAAATATCCTACCTCCTAGCGTTACAGGATTTAGCACGCCTAAACCAATCATTGCTACAACAGATAAGCCAGTTATAGGCACACCACCAGCGACTAATACCCCAATAGGTGATTTTTCAAAATTTACGCCTGAACAGAACTATTCAAAAGCAATGGAGATTTATACAAAAGACCCTAGTGAAGTTACAAAGGAGGAGATATCTTTTGTCCGGAGTTTAAAATTTAGAATGGATAATGGTGAAGATATTTATGGTAAGAAAGGGAAAAGCTCTTGAACTACTACATACTCTACCGAACTCGTACAGCCATGAGAAAATATCGCCTCTAGCACTCGTAATGCTGATGGTAGCTACCAAGTTACCTATAAAGACTGAACATCGCAAAGAACCACCACAGAACCCTCAACAACTGTATTTCCTGAGTGAACACCTGAATACTTTGCCCAGAAAAGAGCAGAAGCATGAGAAGAAAGAGCAAGAGTTCTCGCAGAGCAGTTAACTGATTTTACAGAAAAAAGAGCAAAAGAAACAGCCGACCTCGTAGCGAAGTACGGAGAGAATATTGCTAGTCAATTCCAATCACAAAAAGCAGAAATAGAAGCACAATGAGCAAAGAGAATGGAAGAAACTAAAAGTATGCTCGCTGGTCGTGGTGCTGGTCGTTCTGGTATTGCTATTGAAAAAGTAGACGAAATCGCTAAAAACATAGAAACTACTATCACACAAGCTAAGGCTAAGGCAGACTTAGAACTCATGGCGTATAGAATGGAACAAGAGGGGGCAGATGCAGAAGCTATCAGTGCTATTCGTACAAATATAGCCAATGTCCAAGCAAATATCGACCAAGCTAACTACGAGAATCAATTAGAGATTATCAAATTGAACCAAGAGAACGCTACAACAGGAAGTGAGGCGATGATGAATTTGCTCAATACAATAAGTAATGGAGCTGAACTATCACAAGAAGTAGACATGGAAAAGAGTGCTGAATTATGATATTTTATCAACAAAAAGACATGACAGCCAATGTTTGATTCTCAACGAAGGGCTTTAGAATTTAAAAAAACAGCAAGCTGACTCACTCCAGACCAAATAAGCACTTTCGCTAGTCTATTAAAAACATGAAAAGTAGACGAAGAATGACTCAAAAAGATATGATTAACTTCTGCGGAGATTGCAGACGTGACTAAGCATTCTCAAGTGTTGAGTGGAGACTATGTCGCACCTGTATCTGTTGTTGATTTTATCAAATCTAAAGAGTGATTTCGAGAACAGGCATACGATGACGCAACAGGCAATACTCTAGCACTATGAGAGACGCCAGCATGAACAGCAACAATTTGATTCTGACAAACAACTATAAACTGAGTTCCTGTAAAATGATGAGATACTATATCTCAAGCAGACGCAGACGCAGAAATGAGGAAACAAATAGACCAGAAATATTCAAGATACAAATCACTTGTTACAGTTCCTCTAAATGAAACACAGAAAGCAGCACTTACATCACTCGAATACAATGTATGACCATGAGTTTGGTGATTCGCGGCTATGAAACCAGTCTTAGCAGCTATCAACGAAAGTGATTTTAATAAAGCGGCTGATTTACTTGTACAATCTGGTATAGGAATAAGAAATGCTAAAACATGACAAACTCTTCCATGATTGATTGCCCGTAGACAAGAAGAGGCTGATATGCTTCGACAAACAGGCACATGAGCAACAACACCGACAGGGGGGGATACTGCATTAACAACATCTGATATTTCAATATTCAATAATTCTACATACAAACCACAACTAGAAAAAGACGCTACATTAAAGAAAAAATATCAAGTTTTCTTAGATGAAAAAAACAAGGTTATGAAAGACAAAAATGCTAGCATTGAGGAAGTAATGGGGTATTCGCAATGAGGAAAAGATTTGACGGATACAGACACAAAAACAATCACTAAATTTTCTCAGGCACTTGACCAAATAAGCTGAATTACTGAACAAATTAAGAAAATAAAAACTTGACCTATACTTTGAAGAATAAGAGCAATGAACCCATACGATACTGACGCACAAACTTTGGCTTCTTCATTAAATTGATTGATTCCAAATCTCGCTCGATGAGTATATGGAGAAGTATGAGTATTAACGGATAACGATATTAGGATATATGCTAGAACAGTTCCAAATCTTACACAAACTAACGATGTGAATAATGCTGTTTTAGCTTTGACACTTGATACAATAGCGTGAGGGTACAAGAGACAACTACAAACACTCGCGGCAGCATGAAAAGATGTATCTGGTTTCGCAGGATTATATGATAGCATAAAAGCACAAGCTGATTCTATAAAAGCAAGTATTCCAGGATTCAACACCCCCCCACCAACAGGAGGAGAGAGGGGAAGTGTAACCTGAAATACAGGAACATTGTCAGACTGAGCAACATTTACTGTTACTTTTGAATAATATGGCAACACTACCAACACAACAAAAATATACTCTTCCTTCATCATTTGCTTGATGATGGGACACCGCAGTAGAACAGATAAAGAAATGACAAACACCACTCCCAGTAACAGCACCAGTAGTAAAACCTCTTGAGGTGACTACTCCTAAAAAAAAATACAAGGTAAAATTTAGCAATTGAGCAACAGTGTCTTTTGACACACAACCAACACAAGCACAGCTAGAAGAGGCGTGGTCACTTGTTAAGGATATGAAGAAGCCAGAAAGAGCTAAATTCGATAGAAGCAATCCTACACAATTCGCACAGGATTATCAACAATCAGTACGAGAATGAACACCAAGAGCTTTTACTGGTGGTATAGTATGAGGGCTTATAAAAGGTACAGGCAAGACAGGGGAATTTATAGCTAAAACAGCCGACAAGGTACTACCCTGACAGCCATTTAGGAAATGGTGAGAAGAGTTTTCACAATCTGGACAGTGAACTTCTGATATTATCCAAAAAGCAATGTGAGTAGACCCTACAAAAACAGCCACTAAAGTAGGCGAATTTGTGTGAGAAATGGGCATAGGAGCATGAACTGGTGGAGCTTTGGTAAAATGAGCATCTGTACTGCCTAAAGTGTGAGCAATAGCACAAAAATCACCGCTAATAGGCAACATAGGCAAGTGATTAGCTGAATGATTATGATTCGATATAGCTTCTCAATGAGAAGTTTGAATATGAACAGCAATAGGTGCATGAATACCAGCAGGAGTATGACTTTCAAAAGCATGAAAATTTGTACTTTCAAAAGCATGAAAATTTGTGTCAAAATGACTTCCTGAAAGATTACAATTTTCAAATGTTATAAATAGATGAGACCTGACAAATGCAAGTGAAAGACTTTCAAAACTTACACGAACAGAGCCAAACGTAAAAGAGGTGTCTAGGTGGGCTTTAGACAGGTGAATCAAATGAAGTGAGGCAGAACAAAGAACATTGATACAAAAAGCCACATCAGAAGCGAAAAAGGCAAAGGATGCATTCCTTGCCACGAGTAAAAAAGCTTTTTGAATAGAAGATACTGGAAAATTAAAAAAGGCATTATCAGAAAGGAGGGAGGATTATATGGAGAAATGAGTTGCGACAGCATGAAATGAAGAAAGAGTTGCAAAATTTGATAGATTGATAAATGCAACAAAAATGACACTTATGGAAATTGACGAATGAAGAGCATTATTAGGTGATAAATTATTTACTAAGCAAGGAACTTTCAAAGATGTTGGGAAACAAGCAGGATGGCAGAATGTATGGAAAGATACTAGCGAATTTATAGATAAGCAACTCCCTTGATTTAGGAAACTTAATAAGGACATAGAAATAGGTATTGCTCTTGATGACGCTATCGCTAAAAAAGAAGCATCCGCAATAGCAAGACAAATAGCTACCTATTTATGATTTTCTTCTCTTTGAGGAGTTTCAGTATGAACAATAACACAAGACCCAGTAAAATGACTTCAGGCATTCTTGTTGGGGCTTTCTTGAGCGTGAATAACAAAGTTTCTTCGTTCTCCTAAGGTTCTTTCAAATATAGCATATTATCTTAATAAGCTTTCTCCAGAATCAAGAAAGACGATGGAGGCAATAAAAAATGGTCGGACGATTCCTTTAGAGAATTTCAGACCACTTATTGAAGAATTGAAATTGTTACCACCACCAAGCTGAAAACCACTTACGACAGGGAAAGTAATAGACGTAAAGCTTATGACAGGATATTCGCCATGAATATTGCAAAAGCAAGAACAGGCAATCAGCAGTAAAGTATGAACACAGCCAGTCCAATCAAACATACTCACAAATCTTTCAAAATCGAACATACTCACAAATCTTTCAAAATCGAAAATCAATTCCTGAAAAGATATATGAGAGATACTGCCACAAACGAAAGTAAGTATTCCATGACCTAAAATTACTCCACCTAGTATAAAGGAAACAATTAAAAAAGCAAGTTTACCAAAAAAACAACCAACAGTAAGCGATATACTCCCCAAGAGTACAAAGACACCCACAACACCAAAAGTAGAGGGGAAGACAGCTATTTATGAAGAAATAAGTAGTATAAAGAAGCAAGACAAAATCCATTTTAAGAAGAAAGATTGATTTACTTATGAAGGTTATCCTTATGAACTTAATTGACGAAAATATGTTATTGAATGAAATGACAAAATATGATATAACTTCTATAAATTCGATACTGCTGAGTATCTATCAAAATGAGATACCATTGGAAAAGCAATAAAATGATTTAAAAAAATAGAACCAAAATTATACATATCAAACTCAAACAAGATGAGTATAAATTATGACAAAGTTATAAACGAAGAAGTAAAACCCAAACAATCCCTCCCTCTAACACAAGGAGAAGTAAAGAAACCCTCTCTTCCTATTGGGGAGAGACAGGCGGTGAAGTATGGGGAGACGATAGAAGATAGGTTGAAGAAAATGTCTCGTTCAGAAATAATTACCGAAATGAGTAATAAATGAATAAATTTGAAAAGAATGTTCAAATACACAAAAGAACAACTCATAAAACAGTACAAAAATTATCTCCAATAATATGGTACTCGACTACAACTATACATCCTCTGTAAAATACTCTAAACCTATGTACCACTACACCAACATATACAAGCCCAAAAAGACCATCGCTGATCGTATTCCTAACCCTATAAATATGCCCTGCAAATGAAAAGGTAAGAAGAAAAAGTAAAAGACTAATTATTTATTAACCCCCTTATTATGTCTACCGCTACTCTAACAAATGTCACAGGTGTCGATTCCAGTACAACTCTCTTATCTGCTAACTCTTCACGACAGAAAGCATATATTTGGAACAACTCAACCGCTATCCTCTATGTAAAACTCGGAGGAGGTACAGCTTCTGCAACTTCTTGTACTTATAAAATGATAGCTGATGCTCAATTAGAACTCCCAGCATGATTTACATGAGATGTTACTGGTATTTGGGCTGCCGTTAATGGTGCTGCTCGTATTACTGAACTAAGCTAATGGATAAAAAAGCTGTCCTAAAAGAACTCGCTACTCGCAATCTTGAAAAACGCCATAAACAAGAGTCGGCTAATTATATAGACTTTGTATCGTATTGGTTCAAGGAGGGAAGAAAATTTGAGTTTCAGATAGACAATTTTCACTTATTGATAGCAAAATATCTCGAAAAATGCTTTCGTGGTGAAATTACGAGACTTATAATAAACATCCCTCCAAGAACTTGAAAAACAGAACTTGTGACAAAATGTTTTCCTGCTTGGTGTCTTGGTAAAGACCCGACAATGAAATTTATCGTCACAGGATACTCTGCAACACTTACACAACAATTCTCACTTGAGGCGAGAGATATAGCACAATCACAGATATATAAAAATGTATTTCCTCGTATGCAGTGAATCCGAGACGATCAGAATACAAAAGAATATTGGGCGCTAAAAGAAGGATGAAGCTATTATGCAACGGGTACAGGTGGTTCGATAACTTGAAGATGAGCAAATTGCTTCATAATCGATGACGCAGTGAAGCCCGATGAAGCCGACAGCGATATAATCCGTACATGAATCAATAATTGGTTTGAAAATACTGTCCCTAGTCGTCTCGATAACCCAAATAGAGGGTGTATAATTATCATCATGCAAAGGACACATGAAGACGATTTGTGCGGTCACCTTATCGAAAGGATGAAGAATCGCACAGGAGACGACTGGACGGTATTATCACTGCCAGCAATTGCAGAACATGATGAATTTATACAGGTGGATGATGTAGTTTTCAAGAGACTTAAGGGTGAACTCCTCCACCCTAAACGATTTAATCCTGATGGTATAGAAAAGATACGCAAGAACATGAATAACTCTACTTTTGAATGTCAGTACCAGCAAAATCCTATATCTAAGGAAAGCCAAGAATTTCACACAGAATGGTTCAAATATATCGACAGAGACCAAATACCAACAGGTGGGCGTGTATTCACCACTGTAGATCCTGCATGGACTAAACAAAGCTACTCAGACTACACTTCTATCCTTACAGGGAAATTCATTGACGACAAGCTCTATATTTTATGATATACCGCTTGAAAATTCGACCCTGCGGAAGCGATAGACGAAATAGTAAAACATATTAAATTGTATAACCCCGAGAAAATAGGAGTCGAGGCGATACAGGCAAAAGGTGTCCTCTCTGTTCCTCTCAGAAATACTTGTCAAACAATAGGTATTTATGCTAATATCGAAGAAATTGCACAGAAAGGAGATAAAGAGAGCAGAATACGCAAGTTAATCCCTCTATTCCGTGACTGACTTATTTACTTTGTACGATGAATAGAAGACGGACAACCTATAAGTCTTGAAAAGCAATTATTGACCTTTCCAAGAGGAAAACACGATGATGTTATTGACAGTTTGCAGATGGTATACGACCTATACACTCTTCAACCTAACACACACACACGACACAGAGGAATAAAAGTAACCTATCACAATTGACGCCCAGTGTTATCAAAAGGATAATTTGTACTTATACATAAATAAATATAATAAAACTATGAAAAAACTCTCCAGCTTTGATTCAGAAAAAAAACATGAAATGTGTCGGCATGTAAAGGATACTTTCGATGCCTACGAAATGGATTTAAAAAACTACCATAATGTCCTCCTAGAAATATACAAGGAGGTAAACAAAACAGAATCAGAAGCTCCTAACGAATGGGATACTAAGTTTCATGTGAGTAAAATGCGACAAACAGAGAACAAAACAACGCCTAAAATCATGGCTAAAAATCCTCGATTTATCGTATCATGGAAAACAGATACATGGGAATACGAAGATAAAGGACTGCCAGAAGATGAGAAAATAGCTAAAATGGAAGGCAAAAAGGATCTACCAGAAGCTATCCAAGACTATCTCAATAAATTCTACGAACAACAGGAGATAAGGAAGAAAATGAAGCTCTTTGCTAAGTCAGGTGTAAGGTATGGTATAGGATGGGGTAAAGTAGGTTATCGTTCAAAACAGGTGCGAAAGAATGGCAAGAAAAGCAAAGTAATAGACGGAGTACCTTATATAGATATAAAATCTTTCCTCGATATATATTTTGACCCTCGATATACTACTCTCGATGAAATGCCAGCTATCATAGAAATCGCTCGTAATGTCCGTATATCAGAACTACAAGCAAGCGGTAAATATGACGATGAAATCCTCAAAGAACTCAAAACAATACAGGGTGAAAAAGATGCATCACTCCGTAGAGAAGTAATCGAACGAATCGCAGGTATTACTAATTCTGGTGATGTACCTGAACCTGATTTTAATAATTTAGAATTAAAGATTTACGAGGGGTACTATGGAGATGATGATGATTTTGTTCGTATTACTACTGTGTCCGACTTGTTCGTTATAGGGTACGAAGAAATAGAAGAATTTTCATACGAAGAGTTCCGAGTATTTGAAGATACTGAAACTTTCAAAGCTAACTGATTCCTTGCGGATATAATGGGACTCGAAAGAGAACTAAACTGGAAAAAGAACGCTGCGAGTGAATATATAAATATGGCTCTCCACAGAACTATGATTATGTCGGCTAATTCAGGTATAGACCCTGCTGAACTGTATAGCTGACCATGACATGTCATAATACCTGATGCTATGACCGCAAGAGATGTAATCGACAATCATCTCCTAGAAATGCCTCATCGTGAACTCTCAGTACAGTATTTCAACGAACAGAACGACATGGAACGCCAGATACAGTCCGCTAGTTACACGATTGATATAGCAAACAGGGCTGAATGAGTAGGGCAAACTAATACGGCAACTGGTGAAAAAATCCAGTACGCTGAGATGAACGATGTAATCAAAGATGTACGACAATCATTTGAGGACTCTCTCGCTCGTCTTGCCTACAAAATCCTCAATGTCACATATCAGAACATGGACACCAATATTTACTTTAAAGGGGAAAAGAAATACTGGACTCTCCATAAAGAAGCATTTGGTGATGCTCTCCGTAGATTTGATATTAAAGTCGAGGCAAATTCTTCTTCAAGTGCTGATGTAGAAAGTCGTAGAGCTGATGCTATCGCTAAAAAGAATATAGCTCTCGAAGCTATGCAAGCTGGTGCTATGCCACCTGAGGGAGCAAAAGAAGCATTTAAGGATATAATGAGAACATTTGAGGGCGTAAATGTAGACAAGATGTTCCCTGAAACTCTTCCTATGCCTTGAATGGGCTGATTGCCAACAGGACAACCACGGGCAGAAAAAGCACCAATTAACCCACTCGCTGTATGACTTCCTCAGTAATCCCAGTAAAACTCCCTCCACAAGTAGAAATAGCTAGTGCTGAATACAAGGCAAATCGTGACCAGATACTCGCTATTAAAGAAACGACAGGATTCAAATTTATTATAGACTGGTTTTCTCGTGAACGTGAAAGGACACTCAAAGAACTATTAACTTGCTCTCTCGAAACCGATACAGACAAGAAAAACTTGTTTACTGTAAGAGGTGAGTATAATATATCTGACTGATTTTTAACCTATATAAAAAACCTCGAACTGAGCAAAGAAAGAGAAAAGTAGTCGCCCTCGTACATAACTTCCCACCATTGTCATTTTCTTGTAATGACTAAATTCTGGGAAGTCTTTAGTCCTTACAAGAAGCTGATAATACAGCTTCTTTATTTTTAATTTTTTTCTATGACAGAACAGTCACAAGACCAAGTCATCGACCAAGTCGAAGAACAGTCACAAGACCAAGTTCCAGAAGAGGAATCTGGTGAGGGCAATACCCCTAGTAAAGTGGAAGTGGACGGAGAGTTGATAGATATTGAAGAGTTGAAAAAAGGGTATATGAGACAATCGGATTATACTCGTAAAACCCAGCAACTCAGTCAAGCGAAATCAAAGTCTCTAGATGAGCTAAAGGAATCAAATCCTGATCTCTACGAACAAGTTGTTCAGCCACTCCGTGAAGCAGGACTTGTTACAAAAGAAGAGATGATGCTTGCTTTCCACGAGGAAGTAGCAAAACTCGATGAGAAGAAAAAAGCAGACAAAACTGCTAAACAATTCTTTGAAGAAAATCCAGACCTAGAAAAGTCCGAAAAGGCAATTCTTGAATTAAGTAAAAATACTGGCATGACTCCCGAAGAAGTAGCTATCCACTACTGATTTGCGGATAGTGACAAATTGCAGAAAGGTAAAAAGGAGGTAAAGGGCAAATTTGCCCCTAAACCAAAGTCTTATTCCGAGTTATCTCGACAAGAAAAAGATGACTATATAAACCAATCTGCGAACATCCCTGATAATCCTTTTTATCGGAGATAATATTTTTAATTTAATTTTATATGGCTAATAATGTTACCGCCCAATTTCCTGAAATTTGGGCTGACAGGGTACAGCAAACATTCTATAACAACAATGTTGCTCGTAATATAGTTGAGAGGGTTCCTTGAGATATCAACAACAAAGGAGACACACTTCATCGTGTCAAGCGTACAGAACAGACAGAAGCATTTGAAGTCTCTGACCGATATGCTGATGTTTCTAACTATGATGTCACTCGTACTGACGAAACACTCTCTATTAATAAAGAGTATGTCGTTGCATTCCGTATGGCTAGTAAAGACAATTTCCAAGCTAGTCCTAAGCTCATCGCTGATGAAGCTGAAAATCAAGCTCAGATTCTCTCTGACCAACTCGATTCAGATATTCTCGGTGAAATCTTCAACGCTGCTTCAACAGTAGACGATGGTTCTATCGGTGGTACTGCTGGAAATGGTATTACAATGGCAGATTCGAATGTATACAAAATCCCTAACGCTGTTACTAAGAAATTCCAGAGACTCAATGTAAACAATGGTTCTATGAGAGCTGTTGTTTCTCCTGATTATATGGAAATCCGTAACAACTCAGCCGCTTCTCGTGCTACTGATTTAGGTGACAAAGCTCTTATTCGACCATATCGTGGTGAATACGGTGGTTATGAGCATTATGTTTCTAACCTTATCGCTGGTTCTGCTATTATCACTTGGGGTGCTACCCCTACTGATGGCGACATTATCGTCCTCGAAGGTCAGACATTCACTGCTAAGACTACTCTCGGTTCTACCGCTGGTAACTTCACAATCGGTGCTAATGCTGCTGCTGCTAAACTCGCATTTGAAACTCTCGTAAATGACCCAGTAACTACTACCGTAACTGGTGTAGCTATCGGTGCTGTTGCGACAAGTTCAACAACTCGTATGTTCGTCAACAAGATTACTGCTGTCGCTACTTCTGCTACACTTACAACTGTACGTGTAAACGGAACTGGTGTCATCTCTATCTCTGTGACTTTCACATCTGGTTCAAACACTCTCACAAAGAAGAAACAACATCTTTTCTTCCAGAAAGGCGATGCTCCTGCACTCGCTATTCAGTGGGACAAAGTACCAGACGGAGGTCGTGTAGACGGAAAATACAAAGTAGAAGAATACATCTGGGGTTCTCTCTACGGCTTCAAATCATTTACTGACCTCGCTAAGAGAATCGTAAATGTAGAAATTGATGCTGCACTTCTCTAGTTACTAATCGGGGGCAGAAATGCCCCCATTTTTACAATATGAAAATAGAACTATTCCATTGAGACTCTTATAGAAAAGAAATTCCTATTTTAGACAAAAATAGAAATCCAATAGATGTAGAATTAAAAGCTACATTTTGTATTTATAAAGATGGTAAACTGGAATGGTTACAAGAACTAGAAAAAGAAAACTGAAAACTCAAACTAGAATTCTCTCAAGATGATATAAAGATGTTTGAAGCAGGAGAAAGGAAAGGCGAAATAAAAGTAAAAATATGAGATAGAACTAGAAGAGAGGAATTTGATATAGTTATTTATCAATAAATGGAATTGCAACTTAATGAATTGAACTTTGAAATTATCTTCAACGGAGATGATTTTAATATTGAATTATTTAATGATCCAATTATTTTAGAGTTTGATAAAAAAGAACAAGAAAAAGAGGGGACAGTAGAAGAAAGTATAGAAAAATTCCTTTCAGAAAACCTCGAAACACTCATAAAACCTTTTATACCAGTATTGCCGAAAGTGAAAGACGGTAGAACGCCAAAAAAAGGTATAGATTATAGAGATTGAATAGATTGATTCACTCCAATCAAATGAATAGACTATTTCACGAAAAAAGAGGTCTCAGAGATTAAGAAAAGTCTCAAAGATGCAATACTATCTGAACTCCCTAAAAGTCTCTCTGAGGACGAAATAAACATAAAGTTTGAAGACATACTCAAAAAGATAAACAAACTCCCAACTGGTGGAGGATGAGCAATGTTTCTTCGTCAGTTAATGGATGTAAAC